GTGATAAAGGCGATAATAACGCACAAAATCAAAATGTACCATTATCAACCGAAGCACTTGACAAACTTATTCAATCAAGAGTTGACAAAATCACGGCAGACCTCGGTAAAAAGAACGCAACATTACAAAAAGCACTTGATAATCTTAAGAAAGAAAAGTTGACTGACGACGAGATTAAAAAGCTTGAAATTGCTGACAAAGAAAAAGCATTGACAGAAAAGGAACAAGCCTTACTTGAAAGAGAAAATAGACTGTATGCTATTAAGGCAATTAAAGAAGCGGACCTTGACGACGGCAGCGATTTATCCCTTGAACTTATTGACTTTGTAATGGGCGAGGACGAAAACGCTATTGATGAAAAAGTAAAATCATTCAAAAGCCTTGTTGATAGATTTGTTACTGCAAAAGTTGACGCTACTTTTAAGGCTAACGGCAGAACACCAAACGGAAGCGGAAAAGGTGGCTCGGCTGATAATAAAAACACAAATGTTGCCGCTGAACTTGGTAAAGCAAAAGCAGAGCAACAGAAACAGTCAAATGACATTTTAAATTATTATATTGGAGGTAACAAGTAATGAAGTTTACTACAAAAGATGTTACGCAGGGCGTAACTATTCTTGCTAACGACCATTATGTTGCAATTCCTTATGATTGTTCAAAAATCACAGCAACAAACGGCGTTATTAAAGCGGGTACTATCATTCCGTCAAATGATGATAAAGCAATCGGCGTATTGCTTAATGATGTGTACCCCGCAGAAAATTCAAACGGTACTATTGTTATTCACGGATTTATTGAAAAGGCAAAATTGCCTGTTGCACCGACAGTAGACACCACTTCGGAAGGTACTACAACAGTAGGTGCTACAACCGTGCTTAAACAAATTACATTTATTTAAGGAGGCAAACTAATGAGATTATCAGAAGTATTTAATGCGGACGCTATTGCTCTTAATTATACTAATGCAGCAAGTAATGCTATTCCGTATTTTGGTGCAGGTCTTTTCCCCGCACAGAAAAAGGCAGGTCTTGACCTTAAATGGATAAAAGGACACAACGGATTGCCTGTATCTCTTGCACCGTCAGCGTTTGACGCAAAGTCAAAATTCCGTGACCGTGTAGGTATTTCAATCAATGAAACACAAATGGCATTTTTCCGTGAAAGTATGCTTGTAAAAGAAGCAGACGAACAGGAAATTATGCGAGTACAGGACGCAAACGACCCTTACGCAACACAGGTACTCAACAACATTTTCAACGATACACAGACACTTATTGACGGTGCTAATGTTGTTCCTGAAAGAATGATTATGCAGTTGCTTGCACCTCTCAACGGCTCAATGGGTATTGCTATCAAAGCAAACGGCGTTGATTATACATACAATTATGACCCTGACGGCTCGTGGAAGAAAGAACACTACAAGAAAATCACTACTGCCGCTAATAAGTGGTCCGCTGCTGATACTTGCGACCCCGTTAAGGATATTGAGGACGCACTTGACGCACAAGAACAGGCAACAGGTAATCGCCCTGCCGTTCTTCTTATGTCAAAGCCTACATTTAACCTTATCAAGAACAGCAAGAAAGTACAGAGCGGTGTACTTGCACAGAATACTACCGCAAATGTAAATTACACTACTGCAAAGGTAAAAGCGTATATTGAGGAAGAACTCAATATCTCAATCGTTATTTACAACAAGCAGTATAAGGACGAAAGCGGCACAGCAAAGAAATTTTATCCTGACAATATCATTATGATGTTGCCGTCGGGTACACTCGGTAACACTTGGTACGGTACTACTCCTGAAGAAAGAACACTTGCAACAAAAGCAGACGCAAGCGTATCTATCGTAAATACAGGCGTTGCAGTTGCCGTAACAATTACGGACGACCCTGTTAATACAAAGACCACAGCGTCGGAAATTGTATTACCGTCCTTTGAGCGTGCTAATGAATGTTACGCACTTGAAGTAGCATAAGCAGGTGATTAAATGACAAAAGAACAAGCAGAATTGTTAAAACTCGGATTTTCGATTGACGATACTGCCTTGCTTATAGTTGAAAGTGCTTTACAATGGGTGCTTGATAATACTACTTTACAATTTGATATTAACAAAGACGACGATTTAAAAGCCTTGCCCGCAAATGTAAGGCTTTTTGTCGTTAAATACAAAGAAGTAATGTCAACGGATATAGGCGTATCAAGCGAAAGCATAGAGGGTTTATCACAATCATTTAATACGGGTGATAAAAACAATCTCTTATGGGATATAGCGTACAGTTTACTCGGTGACTGTCTTATCTCGCCTGTTTCTTTTGTTTCTGCCGTTGATAGGTGGAAATAAAAAAGGGGCGGTGCTATGGGTATAAAGTGGAAAACAACCGTTAATAAAATGCCTAATATGATGAAAAGCATTGAAACATTAAACGGTAAAAAGGTTGAGGTTGGCGTTATTGAGGGTGAACATCAATGGTTAGCCGCAATCCACGAATACGGCTGTAATATCACCGTAACCGAAAAAATGAGAGCCTATTTACATTATCACGGTTTGCATTTATCACCGAATACAACAACAATCAAAATTCCTGAAAGGTCTTTTTTACGAACAGGACACGACAAGAATATTGATAAAGTAATGACACAGGCAGATAGAGCCGTTGAGCAGGTAGCGGGCGGATATATGACCGACCAACAATTACTTGATTTAATCGGTGAAGTATTGGCAACGAACATAAAAACTTACGCTCGTGATTTATCAACTCCCCCTAATCACCCTTATACTGTTGAACAAAAAGGCAGTAGCAACCCGCTTGTTAATACAGGTGGAATGATTGAGGGTATTTCTTGGAGGACAAAATAAATGCAATATTACAATTTTGAACGCCTAATCAAAAAATACAGCCGTGAGTTTACCGCTACTTACAAAACAAGTGGCGGTGGATATGATGATAAAGGCGATTATATAAGCGGTGAAGTTGTCAAAGAAACCTTGACAGGTGCAATTATCAATTTCAAAGAAAGCAAGATATATCGGGCAGAGGGAACACTCAAAACGCAAGATAAAAGATTATTTATGTTGCAACCCCTTAAAAGTGCTTTGATAGGAGCGACAGTTATTGATAATGGCAACGAATATAGGATAGAAGAAGCAACCGAAAACGCTATGTTTACAGGCGTTTACGCTTATGTTTTAAGGTGGGTGAGTGCATTTGATTGATATTGACAAACTAAAACAAGTCGTTGTTAGCGGTCTAAAGGAATATTTAGGTTGCACAGTCATACGAACTAATCAAAATGCCGAGCCGCCTGCCTATCCGTATGTTTCTTATACGATTACAACGCTTGCAAGTGCGAATAACGGCACTTATGAAGAATACACAGACGGAACTACTCGAAAACAGTTAAAGCAGACTTGGAGCATTACAGCGCAATCTAACAAAGAGAGCGAAAGCGTAAACCTTGCACTTAAAGCGAGGGAATGGCTTGACTATGCAGGTAGGGTGTATTTAAAAGATAACGGCGTAACCGTTCAATCCGTCACAAATGTAACCAACAGGGATAACATTTTAACCGTTGAGTATGAGTACAAAAACGGTTTTGATGTTGTCTTTTTTGTTTCCGACGAAACGGAAAACAATATAAACAAATCAGGTAACATAGATAAAGCAACGCTTACTTATAACGGCGAAAGCACTACTATTGTTGATGAAAACACAAGGATAGATGAGCTTAAAAAGAAAATAGCCGAGCAAGCAATTACTATACTCAATCTTGAGCAATCAATAACAAACGCTGAAAAAAGAATTGATGATAGTAAGGTTTTAGATTGATACTTGAAATAATTAAAAAAGGAGTTATGAAATGATTAAAGATGTAAATGTCACTATTGATTTACAGAAAGTAGTCGGCAAATTAGGTTTTGGCTTTCCTCTTGTTGTTTTTGAAACAGCAACAACAGGCAATCAAAAATATGCTGAAATCGAATTAAGCGAAATTGCTGACACTTACACAGGTGAAACAGCACTTAATGCCTTTGTATCAACATTACAGGCAGGCGAAAATCCACCTGAAAAAATTGCTTGCTTGGGTGTAGCCGCTTCTACAACAACAGCAAATCTTGTTACAGCAATTAAAGCAATTGAGGAAAACGGTTGGCGACAGCTTGTACTTCTTGATGTAATCGACGACAATACAAAGTCGCAGGACGCTATTGACTATATTAAGACAACCGCAGACAAAATGTTGTTTCTTCCTATTACTCTCTTACCTGCTTCATTCAACGATACAACAAATGACAGACTTGTTGTAGTATGTGGCGCAAACGGTACAGACGATACAGACGGAGCAACAACAAATATTGCGGCTATTCTTGGCGCAGTATGCGGACTTGATGTTGGTAGCTTTACATACAAGAATATGATTGTCAACGGTGGCGTTACTATGAGTAACGATACCTATAAAACACTTATCAAAACACAGCCGAATATCCTTGCCGTTCTTGAAAAGGCAGGCGATACCGTTGTATCGGACGGTAAAACATTTATCGGTGAGTTTATTGATGTTGTTGATAGTATGGATTGGGTTATTCAGCAGATTGAATACCAAACACAGAAAACCTTTAACAATCAAAAGAAAGTGCCGTACACAAACAACGGTATTGCAATGCTTGAAAGTGTTGCCGTTAATGTTCTCAAAGAAGCATACGACAACGGTATGATTGCGGATAATGAGGACGGTAGCCCTGCATATAGCGTTAATTACGGCTTGCGTGAGGACGCAAAGGCAGAGGATATTCAGGCAAGAAAATATGTCGGCGGCTCGTTTGGATTTGTACTTGCAGGTGCAATTCATTACGCAAAGATTAACGGCACAGTTAAGTATGTATAAGGAGGGCTAACAAATGACAACTTATGACGCAAAAGATTGTACCATTATGGTTAATGGCGTGTATATTACAGGTCTTGGCGAAGATATGGTAACAGGCGAAAAGGACGAGGATAATTACGAAACTTCCGTAGGCGCACAGGGTGATGTTTGTATCAGTATGAAGAACGACCCACTCGGCAC